GTCCGCCACCTCCATGAACTGCCGCTCGTTGAGCCAGATCCGCTTGGCCATCAGTACCCCTCCACCAGGGCGCAGGCTTCCCGCCGCCGCCGGCTGGCCACCCGCACCGGGCCGCCCGCCTCGCTCCTGGCGGCGAACACGGCCAGGGCGCCGGCAATGGCCGCATCGCCGTGGCGCTTCATCTTGCCCTTCTTGCGTACCGCGCCTTCGTCATCGCTCGCCCGGTCCGGCACCTTGGGCACACCCTTGACCAGCTCGATGGCGCGGTAGTCGGCCAGAATCTCGGCGTCCCTGGGCAACAGCAGATCCCGATCCTCGATGGCCGCCTTGAGCTTGGGCATGTTCTCGATATACCAGGGGCTGCTCAGCATCACCGTCTGGATGATGCGGCCATAACGCTGCTGCATCACCTCGGCCAGGTAGCTGCCGTTGCCGCGGGCATCCAGGGCCGCCCCGTAAAAGCGCCGCAGATGGTCGGCGATGAAGAAAAAAATCTGGGCCTGCTGCTCATGAGGCACATTGAACAGCTCCAGGGTAAACGGTGCCTGCAGCCGCAGGTTGGGCAGTTGAATGAGCGGCTGGATCACCGTCAGGTTGCCCGAGCGGGCGAAGTCTTCGCCGATGAATACCGGCAGGTTCGGCATCGCCTGCAGAATGGGCAGGAGCTTTTCTTCGCAGAACTCATAGGTCTGGTATTCCCGCTCGGCCCGCGGCGCCAGGGTAAATGCGTCATCCCGGCTCCAGCGGATGACCGGGATGCTCTCGTCCATGCAGGCCTCGATGAGCAGGCGCGACAAGTACCGGCCGCCCGAGGCCCGCGGGATGCAGAACAGCTCCTCGTCGGCGTCTTCGCCGTAGAAATCCATCATCGCCTGGCGCCAGGCCAGCTCCGCCTCCGAGCTCCAGGCCTTGCCCACCCGCCGGCAGATGCGCTGGTAGAGGCCCTGGGCCAGCGCGTCGTCCAGGGTGGTCCGGTGCGGGGAGTAGGGTTTCTTGCCGGCGCGCACATCCTGGATCAGTTCGTTGAAGGGATGCAGGTCGCCGTTGTGGGTGGAGATGATCCGCACCTTGCCGCCCCACATCAGGAAGGCGATGGCCGCCTTGAGCACCTGCGCCAGGTTGTCCAGAAAGGCCGCCTCATCGATGACGGCGATCCCCTGCTTGGAGCGCAGGTTGCGCGGCGCCGAGCTCAGCGCCTCGATCCGGTGGCCGGAGTTGTAATGGATGCGGAACACCTGGATGTCCTTGTCCTCATCCTGGAACACATCCTCTTCCACCGCCGACGCCGCCAGGTTGTAGAGCTTGCTCCACTCGGCCACATCCTCGATGAACTGGCGGGTCATCTCCTTGTCGTAGGAGGTGTAGAAGGCGTCCATCCCCTGGGCGGACGAGGCCGTCAGGGCGCAGTCACACGCCTCCGTCCAGGAGGCGCCGATGCGGCGGCTCTTTTCCCAGACTTTCACGTCCGACTTGTCGGCCATCCAGGCCGCCTGATAAGGCAGTAACAGCGTCTCGCTACTCAATGCCCAGCACCTTCCGCTTGATCTCCTCGATGGTCTCGGGCGTGAGGCCGGCGCCGCGGCCCCGCGCCGCCGCCTCCCGCTCCTCGATCTCCCGCAGCCGGTCGGCCGCGCCGGGTTTCATCACCGCCTCCAGCCGGGCCAGGGCGTAGATCACCTGGGGGTCGGTGGTCTCCAGCGCCTTGAGGATGAGCTTGCGCTTGATCTGCTGCATCAGCTCGCGGTCCGATTCCTCCGTGGCCAGGTACTGGCCGCGCTTTTCGGGCCAGCCGTGCTCGGCGGACCAGCGCTGCAGCGTGCGCTCCGACACCTCGCCGTCCATCTCCATGGCGATCTCGGCGAGGCTCAGCCCGTCCACCACGTACTTGACCTTGGCGATCTGATAGAGGGCCCGTTTTTTGCTCATGGCGTCATCCGTCGAGGGCCTTGGCCAGCTCCCCGATCTCCACCAGGATCTCCGCCGCCCGCCGGCGCTTGGCCACCAGCTCCTGCAGCTGGGCGGCCGCCGTCTCCAGGTCCTCCAGGCGGAGCTGGAGAAACGGTGTCATGCCGTCCACCACGTCGGTGAGGGCCAGCAGGTCCCCCCGCGCCGAGATCTTGAGGGTCTCCAGCTCCCCCTTCAGTTGGGCCAGCCGGCCCCGCGCCCGCAGGATGTTCCCGTGCAGAGTCATTTATCCACCTCGCTTGCAATGTCCGTTTTCCTGGCCAGGTCCGCCAGGGGGCAGGCGGTGAACCCATGGCCGTGGTTGCGCACCAGGTCCGCCAGGTGCCGTTTCATGTTGGCCACCGACTCCAGCGTCTGGCCGTTCACATAGGCGCTGGTGTAAATGGCGGTGGTGGCCTCGGACAGTTTCTTCTCGTAGCCCGTGGCGATGCCACTCACCTTCTCCACCAGCTTCTTCAGGTCCTCCTTTTCGGCCCGCTCCTTCCACCACAAAAAGATCAGCACGCCGATGGGCCCGAACGCCTTGAACACCTCGAAAACGATGGATAGCTCCCCCATGTGGGCCCCCGCCTACTGGCGGCCGGGCGGCTGGCGCCGGGCCCGGCGTTCGGCCAGGGCATCCTCGGCCGAGCGGTCCAGGTAGTACTGGCTCACGTCCACCGACACCCGCGGCTGACGGTTGCGGATCGCCCCGCCGATGGCCTCGGCCAGGATCCGCACCAGCTCCAGGGCGTCCACCAGGTCCATGTCCAGAAAGCCTTTGCCGTCTCCCATCACTGCACCTCCCGGATGAGTTCAAGATTGCGCTGGAGCACCGCCTGCTCGGGCGGCGCCGTCCGCCAGCCCTCGATGAGGGTCATGGTGCGGCCCATGACGTCGGCGAATTCGGCCAGGGCCAGCACCAGGGCCCGCTGGTAGGCCGGCGCCTGGTCCGGGAAGTCCCGGTACTTCTGCATCAAATCCAGGGCTTTGACCAATTCGTTGTGGGTGGCGCGGTACCTGGTGTCGATGGCCGTCCATTCCGGCCACCAGGGCGAGTGGTCTACGCCGGGGTGCTCGGCCCGCCAGTCCAGCTCCTCGTCGGCCATGCGGTCCTGGATGCCCGGCCAGGCCGCGGCCGAGGATTCCAGCACCGTCTGGGTGTTCAGGATGAGCGCGTCCAGCTTGCTCTGCTCCTCACAGGCCGAGAGCAGCACCAGCGCCGGCAAGGCCAGCAAAAATAAAGCAAAACGATAGCGTCTCATGGCAGTTGTCTCCTTCATGATCTGTTCCCTCCTCCCACCCCCGCCGCCCACGGCCCCGGGCGTTCACCGCCGGGCCAGGGATCAGTTATTCTTTGCGCACCAGGCGCCCGCCGTTGGGGATCCACACCTCACCGGTGGAATCGCTGTGCAGGTAATCAAAGCGGATGGGCGCGTCGGCCTCCAGCAGGATGGGCCCCACGAACGAGGTGATCTCCGGGATGTCATGGAAAAAGAAAGCTGTGCAGCCGTGGGCCGGCAGCACCAGAGTGCGCCGGGCCACTTCGGTGCCGTCCTCCTCGTAGAAGGTGAGGGTCACCTCCACCGGCCGGTCCAGGTGATTGCCCAGGGCCATGGAGGTGAACCACTCGGCCAGGTAGACGGCCCGGGGCACCAGGTCCCAGTATTCGTAGGCGATCTCGAAATCAAAATATGCCGCCTCCACCAGCTCCTCTTTGGCCCACAGCTCGATCCAGCCGCAATACTCGCCCGGATTCAGCGCTTCGGCCAGGGGCAGGTCGATGGTCCGCTCGCAGTGCGGGATAAAGTCATCGAAGAAGATGTCGCACCAGTCTTTGGTCCTCAAACCAATGCCCACCTGCCAGCCCTCGCACGCCGGCGGCGGATGCGGCGTGTCGCCGCGGTTCACCACCAGGCGCAGGGCCGGCCCGTCCAGGGTCTGGATCTGGCGCGCCGTCACCCGGATCTCGGCCTGGATGCTCACCCAGAACAGGCCCAGCAGGAAAATGGCCAGCAGGGCGAACCCGGCCACCAGGTGCCGGGTCACGTGTCGTTGCTCAGTCATGGTCTTCCTCCTCGTTGTGATCCGGCCGGGCGGCCGCGTCCAGCGCCGGCCAGCGGGCGCACCCGGCGAAGTTTCGGTCCCAATGGTTCCCGGCCGCGAACGCCCGGCGCACGAAGCCGGTGCTCCGGCCGGCCTGCCAGAAGTGGCGGCCGTCGCCGTCCATCAGCCCCACGTGGCCGAAGGGGCGCGCCGCCGAAAACGTCCACCACACGAAGTCGAACCGCCGCGCCTGCCCGTAGGGGTGCAGGGCGCCGCGGCACAGTATGAAACGCATCTGGCGGGCCGTCATCCGCGGGAAGGGTTGCCCGGCCCGCTTGAAGAGGTAGTGCAGCGCGCCCGAGCAGTCGGCCCCGCCGGCGTCCTCGCCGCCCCATACGTAGGGCGTTCCTTGAAACAGCTCTATCTCCCGCAGGAGCCGCTCCTCGAAGCTCTCCGCAGAGACAAGGGCCGTGGCCGCCAGGAGCAGCGCGAAGATGACGGTGAGCCGGATCTGTGTCGTCATTGGCGCAGCACCAGGGCCAGGGCCACGGCGAAGGCGGCGATCATGAGGGCCACCGCCCGGTTGTCCCGGGCCAGTTCATCCCAGAAATCCATCCGGGTGAAGCGGTTGCCGAGGCAGAGCGCCCCAAAGAGCAGCCCCACCATCAGCAGGCCGTTGGCCAGGTTGGTCAGCACATACATGGTCAGCCCATCCAGGTTCATCGAGCCCTCCCCGTCAGCCGGCCGGGCGGCCGGTGCACATTCAAAAAAGAGCGGGAGGCCATCAGTACTTCAGGAGGTTCATGGCATCACGGGCCGGGGCGGCCCGCCGCTCCCGCCCAAACGGTCTGGCCTCCCGCCGGATTGAACGGGTAGCGTGTCACCTGGATTATGCGGGATTTTATAAAGGCAAATGTGCCTAATGTGCTTAATGTGCTATAAAGTCAGGTGTTTCCTGCTATTTGTTCTTGCTGGTGGCCCCCATCGCCTGCCCATTCATCCGCCAGGAGGCCAATTGTTGGTGAGAATTCTTCAGATGTTTAAATTCCTGTCGAGTAGCATGTGCAAAATATCATCATCACTGCTGTTCAGGGATATCCCATAGGCCTCTGCAACAGCCTCATCAAGCTTGTTGTGGGCCAGACTCAGCCATTCTGGCCGAAGGTTATAAAGGTTGGTGAGGGTGCGTTTCTTTAATTTCCGGGCAGATTCGATGTCTCTGGGAATCTTTTTGGCATAGCGGGCCGTTCCGATGCCTCTTTCATCAGGATCCTGGACATATCGCTTCCATGGTCCATCCACTGCGCCCGGAAATTCCAATATTTCCTCTTTGGTCCATTCAGGAGGATTCAGCCAATTACTCCGCAATTCGACTAGCACTTTAGCCGCTGAAGAAATAACAGTTTTAAGTTCATCGGACGCATCAGGGAATGGAAAAGTCTCAAAACATGTTGTGGGAGTATATCGAAAACCACTCTCTCTTTCACGGAGTTGTGTCCCCTGAGCCCGTGCCCAGACTTCGTGGATTCGTGAATGGAGAATTCCGAAGAAGAAATCTTCATCACTTGAGAAGACAATCAATTGATGATCAGGATTGATTGGTTTCTCAATCCATTGGAATAAGCGATGTTTGGATACTGTCGGAGTGACGATGAATCTATCTATATCTTCTAAGGATGCCCGTAATTCCGGACGAGGCGCATAGAACCACCACCATTCACCCCTATACCACGAGCGCGGATTTTGCTCTCTTACTACTCTGATATTTCGATCTACATAATGCCATGGGAGCTCATATCTAGAGGATTCCTCAGCTGATTTTGGGAAGAAGTCGATGATCCACATATTCCTGATTCTAGTGGTTATGTCTCTTCCGTTAATCCAAGGAATTAATATATCCGAGTTTGGTCTGAGATTAGGATTCGGCTCAACTAACATTTCCAACGCAATTTCTTCTGGAATGTCGAAGGGACCCTGTTTGGTTGTCCCCATGAAACCAATTTGTTTATTGGATCCCAGCTTTCTGGCTATAGTTATATCGATTGATGAAGTTAGATTAGTATTTATTTCTGAAACCAAATCACCATCGAGGGTGAAACATTTTTCAGACTTGTCATCAAAACCAACCATTGAGACATGTACACTCGCCCCTTCTAAAATCCAAGGCCGATCACTCTCAGCATAGAAGATCTCACCTGATTGTTTGATTCGATATAATATCTCTCGGTTTGCACCACCCCGAATTCCCTGAGTAGCCAAGAGACCAGCACGCCCACATTTATCATTTTCAATTAGTTGACGAGCCTTTTCGAACCAATAGCAACAGAGATCAGCTTCCGCAGGAACCCTGTCACGCCAAAGTCTAAACATTGAATCGACATAATCGTCACCTAGTTCTCTTCTTAAAAACTTCCCACCGAGAAACGGTGGATTGCTGACGATGAAATCCACCGCCGGCCAGTCCGGTTCTGTGGGATTTTCCGGATCGGAGAGATTGAGGATGGCATCGCGACACTGGATGTTGTCCAGCGGCTTCAGCACCGGATCATCCATGAGCAGATAGCCGTTGTCCCGGCGCCACTGGAGATAGCCGATCCAGACGGTCATCTGGGCCAGATCAGCGGCGTAGGGATTGATCTCGATGCCGAACAACTGCCAGGGACCGACGGCGGGTGTCGGGGCGGTCATATCCCGCGACCGGGTGAACTGGCCGACCTCCTTTTCCATGTCCAGCAATTTCTGCAGGGCGACATATAGAAAGTTTCCGGAGCCACAGGCGGGATCCAGGATCTTGACCGAAGAAAGATGGTCGTGAAACTCCCGAATCCGCTGCTGGGCTTTTTTGTAGGCATTCTTCTGGGAGCGGTGGCCGGCCTCGGAATAGATGACAGCCAGCAGTTCGTCCACTTCCGCCTGGACCTTCTGCCATTCCCGCCGCAGGGGCGTCATGATGACCGGCTCGATGAGGGTTTCGATATCCTCCCGGCTGGTGTAGTGGGCGCCCAGCTGGGCGCGCTTGTTTGGATCCAGGCCCCTCTCGAACAGGGTGCCGAAGATGGAGGGGTCAACCGCGCCCCAGTCGAGCAGCGCCGCCTTGTAGATCAGGTTGATCTCTTCCTGGGTGAGCTCGAGGACGGCGGAGTCGTTGAACAGGTTGCCGTCGAAGTGCAGAATCGTCTCCAGGAGGAAATCGCCGCCATCGGCCATGGCCTGGAAAAGATCCGATAGATACTGAGCGAAGCGTTTGGGTTCGTTCCGGGTCTTCTCCAGGAGCTTGGTGAAAATGGTCTTGGGCAGCAACTCGATATCTTCGGCGAACAGGCAGAAGATGATGCGGTCCAGGAAGTGGGCCACCCGGTGGGCGTCGAGGCCCCGTCCGCGCATGGCCTGGGCGATCTCGCCGATCTGGCGGGCCGCTTCGGCGGTGATGCGCTCGATTGTGGCATCGGGACGGAGGGCGGCCGGATCGTGGAAGACAGCCCGCAGGGTGTTCAGGTGTTCCGGCTGGTCCAGGTTCGCCAGGTCGATCTCGAATTTCTGTGTGGGCGTGCCGGTGAAGTTGGTGCGGATGATGATGCGGTCCATGTCGGAGACCACCAGCAGGGGCGGATTCTCCAGGGATTCGCGATAGGTGAGGAGCTGCTTGTAGGCGGCCTCCAGGTCCTTGTGTTTACCCTTGTACTCCCAACCGAAGAAGCCTTTCTTCCAGACATCGGCCCAGCCGTCACCGCCGCTGTGTTTGGTGGCACCCCGTTCGAAGGTGAAGGATTCACCGGTGGCATCCATGGCGGCAGGCTTGGGATGGGTCACCAGGTCGCACAGATCCAGGAAATGCTGCTGGGAGGCGGACCGCTCGCTGAGCTCCACCTTCCGCCATTTGGCGATGAATTCCTGTGGTGTCATTCCGAGCCCCTTGTCCTATCTTTAATGAAGCCTCTATTTTATCACATTTTCCCGCAGGGGTTTTGGGTAGTTTGTTATCAACTATCCTATTCAGGATTATTTTGTATAGCAGCCTTACGTGGCACAGGAGGTATCCTTCGCCGGATTCGCAAACAAAAGAGCCGCAGAAAGCAGCTGATGTAAAGCCAGAATCGCGGTATAATCATTTAATAATAGCAACCTGGGGAGGACATCATGAGAAAAACATCCCTTTCTCTCCTTGCCGTCATGCTGGTCATCCTGTCAGGATGCAGCAAGCCGGCCATCGACGCATCATCGGAAGACTCCATGAAAAAATCTATCGAGAAGATGCGCGAATCTTTGCCGGACTCCAAACGTGCAGAATTCGATGAAGCCCTGCAGATCGTTGCTTTCAGTCAAATGGAATTTGAGACTCTTGTCGCTGAGGAAAAAGCAGGCATTGGCAATGTCGTGGATAAAATCCGGCATGCACTGGATGGCAAGACCGCCGAACAGATCATCGCCGAAGCAGGCCGAATCCGGGCAGAAAGAGAAGAACGCGAACGCCAACAGGCCCTGGAAGAGATCAAGGAGCTTGAACAACGGCGCGTCCGGGCGGAGCATGCTCGTGGTCAGCTAATGAAATTTAAAGTCCTTCGTTCCCGTTTTTACAAGCATAAACAGAAATATTCGAGCCCTCAACCGGTCATTGAACTTACTGTTCAGAACGGAACCAATACTGCCGTGTCACGAGCTTATTTCGAAGGCACCCTGGCCAGCCCAGGCCGGAGCGTACCCTGGCACAAAGAAGTATTCAACCATAGTATCTCCGGCGGTCTTGAGCCGGGCGAAATTGCGACGTGGCATCTCGTCCCCACCTTGTTTTCGGACTGGGACACTGTTGATGCTCCGCCGGATGCCATCTTCACCGTGACTGTGGAGGGCCTCGATGGCCCTGATGGAGAATCTCTCTTTCCCATTGAATTCACCGCCAACGATAGCGTGCGATTGGCTGAACTGAAGAAAAAATATCTTGCGGAATGATCTTAAAAGGTGGGCTCAGTCGGGGCATTGCAGGTGCTGCCGCGATACCATTCGGACAGCCGCCCGGGGGATCTGGTAATTCCGTCCGATACGCCGCGCCGGAAGTTTGCCGGCCTCGATCCATCGCCGAATCGTATATGGCGCAATGCCCAGCTCCTCCGCCGCCTGGGTAGTCGACAACGGCCGCCGCCACAGTTCCCGCGGGTCCACCCCCTCCAGCTCTTCCCAAGTAATGATGATTCTGGTGCAGGTGGTCAATGCTCACCTCCCTGAATTTATTACACAATCTCAAATCCAAGGGCTTCAAGTTTTTCTGGACCAAGACTGTTCTTCGAGGATGGCCATTCAAAACGATAATCGTCGCTGTATTTTTGACACGAACAATCCAGCCCCAGCCACCAACCGTCACCAACGTCAACCGCTATAGCTTTGGCCTGTTTCCCGCAGTTATTGCAGATTAATTTCACATCAGGTAAATTTCTGTTTTTTCTCATGGTGTCCAAATCCTTTTTTAAAATTCAGCTGCCTTTCCTCCCTCTCCGGATTTTCTCACCCCGCGCACCCGCCGGATGTAGCCCCGCCGCACCGCCCAGTGGACCCGCCCCGTGCCGTGGCATATCGGGCATTTGTAGCCCGGTTTGTCGCCCGCGCCGCTGCCGTTGCAGCGGGGGCATGTCCGCTTCTTGTTTTCGTACATTTTCGCTTCCCTCTGAAGAACGGCGTGCATCCGCTGTTGGGCGGCGATCCCCGCCGGCGATTTCATTTTTCCGCCGGTGATCGCCTTCGTCGAGCAAGATAGACATAGCCCGTTGTCGGCCGCGCCAGGCCGCCGGCATTCGGCGCAGCGGCGATCCATGTTGATATTGATCTGGATCGGGTCACTCATCACGCACCGCCTTTCCCGACCGGCTCCCCGACGGCCTCATACAGCCGGGCCACCAGGTGCGGCACGTCCTGGAACGTCCGCGTCTCGAAGCGCAGGATCGTGTTGTGAAACACGATGGCGCCCGAGCCGTCATCCTCCAGCCGCAGGCTGAGCCGCTCGCCGGTCCGCGCCCGCACCGCTTGCATCAGCTCCAGCAATTCACAGATGGTCATACGGTTATTCCTCCGCTGATGGTGTTTCCGTTCCAGTCTCTCCGCCCACCACTTTCTGCAGCAGCGGGAACAGCAGATCACGGCGCAGCCTGGCCTCGAGGGCCATCTCCCGCCGCCAGCAGTCGAGGCCGGCGGCCCAGCCCATCTGCCGGCCCAGCCAGAGGCCCAGCAAAAAGGGCCCGGCCATGAGGCCGAAGAGCTTCAGCCATTCCAGCCAGGCGTTCATCCGTCCACCCCCTGCCCACTCATCTTTAGGGCCTTCTCATGCAAGGCCAGGCCGCGCTCAAATTTTACATTCGCGGCAAAATATTTTTTGTGATTCTCAAGCCCGGTATTGGCCCTCATCTCCGCCATGGCCTCGTCCATCATCCTGCCGGCCCGGCGCGTCAGACACCGCCATTTGGCATCCCGGATGAATTCCGGGCGGACATGGATATACAGGCCGCTTGAATTTATCAACGCCAGCAGCTCCTCCCGGTTCAGCTTCTCAATCTCTTTCTTGATGTCCATCCTCACCTCCCGCCGGCCGGGCCTCCCATTCCAGAACCATCAGCGCCAGGGCCAGCAGCACGGCCAGGGTGCAGCCCACCCCCAGGCCGAAGCACATCAGTCCGAAAACAATCAGCCCGGTCAGCATTGGGCGGCCTCCTGGCGGAACCTGGCTTCCCGCATGCGCAGCAGGGCCGCCTTGATGGGCGTGACCTTGACGGCCGGGATCCAGCGCACGTCGCCGATGCCGAAGCGCTGCTGCAGGAAGTTGCGGAAGGCGGCGTCGGTGGGCTCCCGCGCCGCCTCCCGCCAGATGGCCTCCAGCATGCGGAGCTGGCCTGGTGTGGCCATGTCGCCCCGCCGGCCGGCCAGGTCCTGGAAGCGGCCTTTTCGGTTCCCGGTTTTGGCTTGGTTGTACTTTGGTTTGAAGCCTTTTTCCTCGAGATAGCGCAGCACCAGGGCCAGTTCATTTTCGTCCATTTTCGCGGTGGAGGATTTCCGGGTGAGGTCGTGGAGGATCTGCCGATAGAGCTCGTCCTCCAGCCCCAGTTCCTTCTTGGCGATGTGGATCAGCGCCTTGTAATTCCGGGCCATGGCTCACTCCTCCCCGCCGAGCTGGTAGGCGAACACCCGATCCCCGATTTGCTGGCAGGTGACGGGGATGCCGTTGGCCCGCAGCTCGGCCACGCACGAATTCACGGCGCACACCCGCGCCTGGATGATGATCTCCCAGGTGGTGTGCGCCCGGCCGTCGCTGAGCAGCTTCAGCACCCGCTGCAGCCGGGGGCTTCTGGCCAGACGGGCGCGGTGGATGGTTCCCATGGCAGCCTCCTTCAATGTTTCGCTCCGGATTCCGGCGCCGGATCCGCTCTCAGGATCCCCACCAGCTCGGCCACGTCCCGGAACTGGATGATCTCCGGCTCGCGGCTCATCCGGTCGTTGCTCATCACGCAGCCGGAGCCGCAGGGGTAGAGCACGAGCGCGGCATATTTGCCCGTCCGGGAAAAGTAGTCATAGAGCAGGGCGCGGATTTTTTCGATGGTCATAATCTCTCACCTCTGATCTGTGTGGATCCGTCTGGATCCGTGTCGATCCGTGTGCCAACATCTCTTCGGCTCGGCTCATCAGTCCGCGGACGCCACCCCGCGAAGACCGCCGCCGGCGGTGCCATCCCGCCGGCGGCCGGTTTCGCCTTAAGCAACGGAGGATCGGTTTTGCTTATGAGGCGTATGCTCGGTCATGTCAGGCCACCGCTTCCCGGAGCCGCGGATCGGGGCGCCGTTCATAGCTGCACGTCATCTCCCTGATGGCGGCGAGGGGCACCCATATCGCCAAAAGTTCGCGGGTAGGCATCCGGTTCTCGTCCAGGATGAAGACCCACAATTCCAGATATTCCGTGTAGGGCACGCAATCCATTTCAAGGACACTCATCTCGTCCTGGCTCCAAACGTTCACCACGCCCTGGCTTTTGCCGTGCAAATAGAACCCTTCCGCCGGATAGCCGTGGCCCTCGATGCGCTCGCCGTAGGTGTCGAGCTCCACCGGGCCGGTGGTGATATCCAGCACCACCTCGTTGTTGAACGATCGGCGGCAGGCCGTCGCCAGGATCCGCCGGATGGTGGCGGCGTCCCGCACCGTGATGTTGAAACGCTTGATGCGCCAAAGCTGTTTAATCCAATCAAACATGGGAACCTCCTGAATGTTCATGTTTTCCACTGCGATCAGGCCGTGGCCTTGCTGGGTTTGGCCGGCGTATGCTCGGCCACGTCGGCCCGCTTGGTCTCGTACCAGAAGTCGTCGCTCACCGTGAGGGACGCATCCACCAGGGCCAGCTTCTCGGGCGACCAGGTCTTGAGCTCCTCCCGGTCCACCGTCTTCTTGATGCGGATGGCCCCTTCGAGCCCCAGTTCCTCCAGCTTCTCCAGGGTGCTCTTCTTCACCTGGACCTTGCTGCTCTTGCGGAAGCCCAGCACGCCGTGGTTCAGCTCCAGGCTCTTGCGCCCCCGGGGCAGGATCTCCTCCCGATTCACCACGGCGAAGGCCTCCAGGGCCGCCTCCAGGTTGGCCACCCGGCTCTTCAGCGGCTCGATCTCCTCGGCCGCCGCCTGGGTGATGTTGCGGATCTCCATGTCGGCCGCGGCGCCGATGGCCTCCATCTGCAGCTCCAGGGTGGCGATCTCCAGCAGGGCCTGGTCCACTTCCTGGGTGGTGCGGAACACGTTCAGGTAGTCGGGTTTCTTGCGTCGGTTCTTGTTCATCACGCCACCTCCAGCATGAGCACCCGCTGGCGCAGGTTCTGCAGGTCGCGCTC